CAAACTACGAACGTGTGCGTGATGGTGAGGATGGAGTGAGAATAGATCCGTCCTATTTTACTGCAACATCATTGGATGAAGCCAGCGTGTTGCGCGGATTCGGCACCAAGACCTATCAGGAGTTTCTACCGTTGTTCTCGGGTGTCCCTTACAGGTTTGTTGCTACGGCTACACCTTCGCCAAACAGATACAAGGAACTTATACATTATGCTGGTTATCTTGGTGTGATGGACACCGGACAGGCTCTTACTCGATTCTTTCAGCGAGACAGCACGAAGGCGAATAACTTGACACTTTATCCGCATAAGGAAAAAGAGTTTTGGTTGTGGGTATCTACATGGGCGTTGTTCCTAACCAAGCCTTCCGACCTTGGTTATCCGGATACTGGCTATGAGTTGCCTGAACTCCGCGTACATGAAGAGATTGTGAATGTGGACAATTCTACGGCTGGAGCTGATCGTGACGGACAGGTGAAAATGTTTCGTGAGGCTGCTCTCGGACTTGCTGACGCGGCAAAAGAACGCCGAGATAACATGCAGGAAAAGATTGCCCGTGTGGTAGAGATAATCAATCGCCCGGAAAACAAGGACGACCATTTCCTTTTATGGCATGACTTGGAAGCTGAACGGCTGGAACTATGCAAAGCGATTCCTGGTTGTAAGGCCGTATATGGTTCGCAAGATGATGATGAAGCCGATAAGATAATATCCGACTTTAAAGATGGCCGGCTGAAATACCTTGCAGCTAAACCGGAGATGCTTGGTGAAGGTCTGAACTTCCAATATCATTGTCATAAAGCAATCATGTTTATAGATTACCGGTTCAATGACAAATTCCAGGCGATAGCCCGTATTTATCGGTTTATGCAAAAATATCCCGTTGATCTTTATTTGGTCTATGCAGAAAGCGAGGGAGAGATATACAAGAGCTTTATGCAGAAGTGGGCACAGCATAACGACATGGTTTCTAAAATGACCGATATAGTACACGCTAATGGTCTGTTTGGATTAAAGGCAGAAGAAAAGATGATGCGTTGGATGTTCGCTAGACGTGAGGAAAAATCCGGGAAGTTATGGAGAGCTATTAACAATGACAATGTATTGGAATGTCAGCTGATGGAAAGCAACTCTGTTGATCTGATCGTAACCAGTATTCCGTTTTCCAACCATTACGAGTACA